GACACTTTGTCAGTTTTATTTTCCATCATTAGTTCTGCAGGAGTTGCGCCATTTAATTTTGCATTTTCTGTTTTTAGCCAACATGTTGATTGATAAGAATTTAGATTTTTACTAAGTGTTTCTAGAATGTTTCGTTGCGACATACCTTATATTACACACAAAGTCTATATTTTAAATAGTGTACTCATACACATGGGCCCAATATTAAACACTATCATAGGCGCCGGAATAAAGCTCGGTTGTAATTTATTAAATGCATGGTTGGATCAAAAACGTCAAGATCAATTGGCGCTTGCCGCTCGAGATGAAACGATGCTCAAAGCATTGATCGAAAGTCAGCAAAAAAATAGTAGTGATTCTTTTGTAAAAGTTTCTCGTAGAATATTATTTATGAGTATCACTTTCACAATGTGTTTTTTGATGATTTATTATGCAATGAATCCACAAATAGAATACAATGTGATTGTACCCAAAGGAGATGGCGGAAAGCTTGGCTTTGTGAGTTGGATATTTGGCGGCAAAGATTGGGAGATGGTAAAAATGACAGGAGGATTGATGTTGGCAAGTTTTATGGATTTGTGTTTCATGGTGGTTGGATTTTATGCGATACCAAGTAAAAGAAGATGAGGTATATAGGATTGTGTTTTTTGTTTTGTAGTGGTTGCGTAAAAAAATTCATACAGAAACCGCAAGAAATAGGGGAAAAAGCTTCTCCTGAGCAAAAAAATAATGTATTATATATTAGTGATGAATTGCAAAAGCTTGATATTTATGGGCCCTTGTTATGGTTCTCAATTATAATAGGATCGGTTATGCTTTTGGCTCTCTCATCGAAATTGTTTAAAAATGGATAGTGGACTTGATTTGATTGGAGTATTGACTGGAGTTGTCTCGGCGATAACTGCTGTGGTTGGCATGTACATTAAAATCAAATACGATGAAAAAAAGAGTAAACAATTCAATTATGACCCAAATCAACATAGCAGCATTGTTACCGCGCTTGATTATGTGATGCAAGAAACAGAAGCGGATCGAGTATATGTTCTTGAATTTCATAATGGAGAACACTACTTTTCTGGGCGCAGTCAGCAAAAACTTAGTTGCACATACGAAGTTGTCAGCGAGGGTATTAGCGCTGAATGTCAGAAGCTACAAAACATCAGGACATCAAATTTTCACGGACTCATTAAAGATATTGCCAGCGAAAAAACATTTAAATGTCCCCAATTATCGGAATATAATGAAGATATTGCCTTCAAGTCATTTCTTGAAAGCAAGGGAGTAAAAAGTATGTTTGCGCGCCCCATAAAAACTTTAAATGGGCGCATATTGGGAATCATTGGACTAGAATATGTAAAAGAAGGCCGTGTGTGGAGCGACGAAGCAGAAGAGTTTGTAAAAAAACAAGCAAGAGTAATTAGCGGTTATTTGATATAATTATATTTTAGGCTATAATATAAATATATTATGGCTTTCTCATATTGTCCTCATTGTGGTTTTAAAAATATGTATTCCTTGCAAGCACCAAAATTTTGTGGTGGCTGCGGAGAAAATATAAACATATTATCTGCGGCAAAAACCAGTCCGACCAACTCAGTCAGGTCGGCACCAGCTCGTAGGACGCCTTCTCGGAGAACTACAGCAAAAGAAATGGAGGTTGATGACCCGGATGGCACAGACGTTTACGAGGTTCCGCATATAAGTAAACTTTCCTATAGCATCGAGCAAGACAAAAACAAGTTTAGTTTGAAGGATATAATTCCGCTGGAAGAAATAGAAGCAACTCAAAAAAATGATCAACCCAAACCTGCTACAAAAAAAGCTAAAAGACGTGGTCGACCAAAAAAATCCTGAATTTACTTACGAGGATAAATCTGACGAAATTGATCTTGAGGTCAGAAAAAGAAAAGGAAAGTGGTTTTTAGACTCTTTGGCTTGGTTTGATTTTGAGGATGTTGAGCAAATTATAAAAGCTCACATTTATAAAAAATGGCATCAATGGGATCAAAGAAGATCCCTCAAGCCATGGATTAATAAAATTATAACCAATCAAATGAAAAACATTTTGCGGAATAATTATAGTAATTTTGTGCGACCATGTTTAAACTGCCCGTTCAATCAAAATTGTGCTACCAGAGACGGAGGAGAATCATCCCTATGCGGATTCACTAAAAGTGGCTTACAGGACTCTTCTTGCCCACTGTACGCCAAATGGGAACGCACCAAGAAACCTGCGTATGGAATCAAGATGGCACTCGCGCTAGAAAATCATACTCACGAAGTTGGTGCCATGCGAGATTATAATTTTGATATTATGGATGCGCAAGCAAAATTGAATATTCACATGCAAAACGAATTGAGCGAAAAGCAGTATCAAGTATACGAACTATTATTTGTGCAACATTTGGATGAAGAAGATGTTGCCAAAAAGATGGGGTATAAGACAAGCGAAAAGGGAAGAAAAGCTGGATACAAACAAATAAAAAATTTAAAGAAAATGTTCAAACAAAAAGCTCAGGAAATCTTGGACCGAGAAGATGTTATATCATTACGAAGTGACCCACCATGGATTTAACAAAAGAAGAAAAAGATGTTATTCGCGAAAACGCGAAAAAGATTACCGATTTAACAGAGTTGACTCGTTTGGTATTTCCAGATGCAGAAAATATTGATGGCCGAAGCAAGCAAGGTCGTGCGGTTCGCAAGTTTCTTGCTGACAACGAAATAGATTATGAAACACGTCATTTTGGGGCAAAAGACCCTATCGTTTTGAATCAAGAGCAAAAAGATTTTGTGGACTGCTCAATAAGTGATGGTATGACATGCAGTCAAATCGCCGCAATACTGTTTCCTGAGGCAAGAATCACAAAAGTGGGCCAAGAATACGTTGCAATTCACGCATACGTTGAAAGCAATGAGCACCTAACAACTCCTGCTATAGAAGATGCTGCCTTTAGAAAATACTCTCCGCCCAAAGCTTCAAGCAAAATCATAAAGAAAATCAATGATTACGCTCAAACAAATATTGATGAAAATAAATTGAGTATGGCGGAACGAAAAGGAATAGAGTCGTTAGGTGGCTTTCTTGCTTCTCCTCGTTTTATACAAGTTATAAATAATTATGACAGCCAAGAGGATCGTGATTTATTTGAGGCAGAGTTTGTGAGGGCAACTTGGGACAAGCCAGATTTAACAAGTGATGAAATAAATTTATACATCAATGTATGCATGGATTATATTCATTTGAAAAATATACAGGGAGCAATCAATAAATTGAATAGAATGTTTGATGAAGCAGAAGATCAACAAGATTTAACTGTTCGATTGGCTGAACTATTAAAAACAAAAAGCGAAGAATACAATCAATGCGAAAAAAGAATGGAGTCTCTGATTCAAAAACTGCAGGGTGATCGTTCAAAAAGAATCAACACGAAGCAGCAACAAAATGCTAACATACTAGCGCTTGTACAATTATTTCAAGAAGAGGAGGAGCGAGCTGTTATGATAAAAATCGCCGAGTTGCAAAAACAAGCCGCACGTGAAGAGGCAGACAATTTAGAATCTATGCCTGACTGGAAAGCTCGAGTACTTGGCATATCCAAAGAAGACGTAATCTAGCTTAATGAAAGAGTGTAAAATATGCTCTGAGCAGTTTGAGAGCGAGAAAAGCTTGCACATGCATTTGCGTTCCCACAAAATTACACTTGCAGAGTATTATACAAAATACTATCCGAGAAATAATTTGTTTACCGGTGAGCCGCTTCCATTCAAAAATAAAGAACAATATTTTGATCGAGATTTTGCCAACAGGAAACAATTATTAGATTGGTGCAAAAAAACACCAGATGCGCAAGTAAAAGAATATATTCTTGAATTACTTGATCGAAGAATCAAACGTAAAGAGTTAAAGTTTGGTCCATCGCATGTAGAACTAAAGACGAGTGACATGCCAACTGTTGATTTATATCAAAAACATTTTGGCTCATATAGTAAAGCTTGTGATTTGGTTGGAGTTAAGCCATTGTTTAGTACGCGATTGCCAGATGAATGGCAAAATCCTGTGTCAGATGATGTTAAAATATTTATTGACACTCGTGAACAGCAACCCCTTGAGTTTGACAATTCAGAATCATTAAAATTAGACTTTGGGGACTACGCCGTGGGTAGCAATCATTACGATTATACATATGTTGATCGAAAAAGTGAAACAGATTTTAAATCCACACTAAGCAAAAACAGTCTAAACCGATTTCGCGCAGAACTACAACGCACGAAAGATTTTGACAGTTATCTTTTTGTGGTAACAGAAACAGATATGAGCACCATGGAAAAGCGTAATAAATGGTCGCCACACACATCCAATATGAAGTATATTTATCACAACATGAGGGTATTGGCGCACGACTTTTCTGGTCATTGCCAGTTTATTTTTACAGGTAGTAGAGAGCAGTCCCAACAACTAATTCCAAAAATTTTAACGTTAGGTAAGAAATTATGGAATGTTGATTTACAATATTACATCAGCAATCAATTAATATAATGGCTTGGGAAACAGGAAATCAACTTTCGCGCAGAGGCGACGACGACTTTAACAAAAAACTTGGAGAGATTAAAGGTTTTATTGAAGAGAAGGAAGCTAAATTATTGTTGTATAAATTTTTAAGAGAAAATATAACATTCACTGCTGACTTGGTGAGCGGCGTGCAATTGTTTCCCTTTCAGCATATGGCAATCAAGGCTATGTTCGAGACAGATTACTTTATGGGCGTGTGGAGTCGGGGTATGAGTAAATCATTCACCACCGCAATTTATGCATATCTTGATGCGTTATTAAATCAAGGGGTTGAGATTGGTATACTTTCTAAATCATTTCGTCAGGCAAAAATGATCTTTAAAAAAATAGAAGATATTGCCAGCAAGCCAGGCGCTGCATATCTTTCACAATGCATCACACACAAATCAAAAAGCAATGATGAATGGTTGCTAGAAATTGGAAGCAGTAGAATTCGTGCATTGCCACTTGGTGACGGTGAGAAGCTTCGTGGTTTTCGTTTTCATAGAATCATCATCGATGAGTTTGCGCTCATGCCCGAGCGTATTTATAATGAGGTTATCATACCATTCTTGAGTGTTGTGGAAAATCCAACACAACGAGAATCATTGTATAATTTAGAAACCGATTTAATTGATCAAGGCAAAATGATTGAAGATGATCGACACGTCTGGAAAAACAATAAACTTATAGCTCTTTCTTCTGCAAGTTATAAATTTGAGTATATGTACAAAGCATATGAACAGTTTGAAAGTTTGATACGAAGTGGTAGCACAAAACAAAGCGAAGCTCATAGGGTAATAATGCAATTTAGTTATGATTGCGCACCAAAACAGTTGTACGATCAAAATCTATTGAGTCAGGCGAAGTCAACAATGAGTCAGAGTCAGTTTGATCGAGAGTTTGGATCGATATTCACTGATGATAGTAGTGGATACTTTAAAACATCCAAAATGGCATCTTGTACACTCAAGGAGGGTGAGTCTCCGAATATAGAAGTTTGCGGTGAGGTTGGTGCAAAATATATTCTTGCATTTGACCCTAGTTGGGCAGAAAGTGAAAGCAGTGATGACTTTGCAATGATGATTCTCAAATTGAATGACGACAAAAAAATAGGAACTGTTGTTCACAGCTACGCACTCAGCGGAACAAATTTAAAACAACACATTTTTTATTTTTATTATTTGCTTACTCATTTTAATATTGTATCTGTTGTTGGTGACTATAATGGAGGCGTACAATTTATCAATGCATGTAATGAAAGTAGTTTGTTCAAGAAGAATAAAATGAACATCAAGTGTCTAAGCACAAACTTTGACGATCTAGAACACTATCAATCAAAACTAATCGAAGGAAAAAAAGAATATAATTTAGAAGACAAAACAATTTGTTATCTGCGAAAACCAACCAGTCAATGGATACGATTGGCCAATGAGTTGTTGCAAGCAAATTTTGATCATCATCGAATATTCTTTGCTAGTCGCGCGATTGATGATGCATACAATGAACAACGCAACAAAAAGATTCCAATTCAAGACATAAAATTTCTTAGAACATCTCAAAGCTTGGAGCGCCAAACAAATGCTGCAAAAATGATTGACTTTGTGGAACATCAATTTGATATGATGAATTTGATAAAAACTCAATGTTCGCTTGTTCAAATCACAACATCTGCTGGTGGCACACAAACTTTTGACCTGCCTCCAAGCTTGAAGCGTCAAACTGGTCCAGAAAAAGCAAGAAAAGATAGTTACAGTGCATTGATACTTGGTAATTGGATGATAAAATTATACTATGACATGATGAATGCGAAAACAGAAAATGTAGATCTCACCTTTACTCCCATGTTTATAAACTGAGTGTACCTTTTGTTTAAATGTCTAAAGAATATAAATATACCACAACTTTTGATAGCGTAGTTTTCGCATCAAGCGATATCGAGAGCTCGAATATCAGCAAGGCATCTCTTGATTCTTTGCGCCCATTGATTCCTCAAAATATTGATCTTGATCGCAATATTGATCTGCTTGGCGTGGCATTCAACGCAGCAGTAGTAAACAAATTTAATAAAAATGGAGACGGCATTGCTAGCGAAGCAGCAGTAGCAATCAAAGATTACTTCGTTCACAAACCAACAAACATTGAGCACGATCGCGATCGAATTGTTGGACATATTGTATCTGCTGGATTTTCGAGATACGATGATTCTGCTGAATTGATGAGTGATGATGAGGCTCTGATCACCGAGGGAGCCTACAATATTGCACTTGCCGCAGTTGTTTACAAAACAGCAAGTAAAGAATTCGCAGATTTGGTTATGAATTCAACAGATGAAGAAAGTGATTATTATCAAACCGTTTCCACAAGTTGGGAGGTTGGCTTTAATGATTATGTTATTTCTGTTGGAGGAGATGATCTTCACGAATCAACAATTGTTTCTGATCCTCAAGAGGTTGAAGCATATTCTCCTTATTTAAAAGCTTTGGGTGGAAAAGGAACATTGAAAGACGGTCGCAAGGTCAACCGTTTGATTGTTGGCGACATTTATCCTCTGGGAATTGGATTCACTTCCAACCCCGCAGCAGACGTAAAAGGTCTGATAACAAAACAAGGAAAAAGTAAGCCAGCCACAGAAAATGTACTAAACAAAGAAACCAATAATAATACTATTATGGACAAAGACACAATCATAAATGAATTCCGAGCAGCTTTAGACGAAAAGCTTGGCAACCAAGATTTCTCTGAAGAGAGCGTCGCAAGCATCTCAAAAGTGTTTATCGAGGCTATCCGCGAGAAAGGCGAACAATACGTTGCTGATCTTGAAAAGGCTAAAGCTGAAAAAGACGAAGCTGTTCAGGCTCAAAATTCTCTTCAAGAGAAAATGGGCGAAGTTGAGCAGCAACTACAATCCACTCAAGAAAAGCTTTCAGCTCTCGAACAAGAGAATACTGCTCGCGAATCTGAAGTTCGTTTCAATGCCCGCATGGAGTTGTTGAACGAAATCTATGACCTCGACGAAGAGGATTCCAAGATCGTAGCATCTGAACTTACTGACCTTGACGAAACTGAAGAAAGTTTCGCTGGTTATCAAGAAAAGCTTGCCAAGGTTTGGAAACATAAAAACAAAGAATTTATCGCTGCCGAGCAAAAGGCATTCGAAGATCGCGTAGCTGCAGAAGTTGCAAAGCGTCTCGAAACAGTTGAAGCTGCGACAGAAGAAAAAACAGAAGTTGAGGTTGAAGTTGCACAAGCATCCGAAATTCAAGAAGAGGTAGAAGCTACAGAAGAAACTTCCGACGAAGTATCTGAAGCTCTTGATTCTCTTGAAGTTGAAGAAGCTGCTGTAGTAAACAACAACGAAAGTTCCTCCGAGGGAGACTCACTTCGTGATCGTCTTTCTAAGACTTTCAAAGAATCTGTTAAAATTTCATACTAATATATAGAAAGAAAAAAATTATGGCAAAAAGAATACTACCATACCGAGACTACAGTGAACACGACGTTGTTAATTTGTTCTCTCTTTCCACATCTGGCGTAACTGACGGCTTTCAAAGCTGGACAGAAGTTAGAAGCGGAAAGTGGGACTCTGGCGTTGTTGTCAAAGTAAGTGCGGGAGCAACACTTCCCGGTGATCTGCCTGGTGGACTCAGCAAAGATGCTTCTGATGAGCTCAGACAGTATCTTGGTGCAAGTCCAACAAGTGCACACATCGGATACAATGCATACCCTTACAACGGTATGACTGTTGAACCTGCAGACGCAAACGACGTAGCTTTGGGTATCACACTTCGTGAAACCTTGGCGTACGACGAAAATGGAGAAAAACTTCTCTATTATAAACAAAAATTGGACGAAGCTCAAGCAGTACTTCCAGGTCAAACAGTTCCTGTTTTGACAAGAGGTCTTGTATTACTCAGTGCTAGCGCATTTGCTACATACGACCACGATTCAGATGGATCTGATCCAGAAGACACACCTCCAGGCACGCCAAATACTATTAACGCTTCCGTGGGAGCAAAAATTTATCTTAGTGGCGGTGGATTATTGACCACAAAAGCTGCAACAACTGCTGTTGTTGGTTCTATAGTTGCTACTGGCGCAGGAGATAAAATTCTCTGCAAAATCAGCTTCTAAGAAAGGAAATTAAAGAAAATGAAAATTACTTTACAAAATACTCCCGAGCAAGCCGAGCTTATCAAAGCTATGGCTTCGAAGAATCGCGATGTTGCCTACGAAGCTCAAACTGCTTTGGCTGAATTTATCGGTCCAGTTTTGGCAGAAGTTGTTAATACACAGCTCCTACAGTAAGCAACATGTTTACTAGCCTTCAGTTCAACAGTGACGAAAGCCCAAGCATTCCTTTGGATCTTTATCACGACATTACTGACGAAGATTACATCCAAGTTTGGAGTCAATCAGTTCCTGGCGGACTTCCTACCAACCAAGTTGCTCCTTCACAAAGCGAGCTTAAGTTCACAACTTATACTCTCGACAGTGCATTGAGTTTCGACAAGCGTTATGCTTCTCGTTCCAGACTTGACGTTGTTAGCAAGACATTCACACGCATGGCTCAAGAAATTCTTCTTAAACAAGAAAAAACTTCTGCCAGCATGATCATGACTGCATTGGCTAAAGCAGAAACCAACACAGAGCAACACGTTATTCGTTCTGCTCAATCTGGACGTTTCTTGCTTTCCGACCTTAACAAATTGTTCACCAAGGCCAAAAGAATCAATACTTCTTGGACTGGCGGAACACCTGCTGATCGTCGTGGACGCGGAATCACAGACATCTTGGTTTCTCCTGAAATCGTAGAAGAAATCCGTGGTTTGGCTTACAATCCGATCAATACAGTTGGTTCCAAAACCGATATTGCTGGTACAGACACAATGCGTGACGCTATCTTCAATAGCGCAGGCATTCCTGAGTTCTATGGCGTATCCATTCAAGAATACAATGAAATGGGTGCAGGTCAAAAATGGAATGATGTTTTCCATGTTGCATCCAATTCATCCGCAACTGATGGTACAGAAATCGAGTTTGCTGATAACTATGCTACAGGTAGCACAACTGACAGCGTTATTAAATCAACCGAGCAAATTCTTGTTGGTGTTGATCTCAGCCGTGAGTCCATGATTCGCGCAGTAGCTACCGATTCCGAGTCCGGAGACGAGTTTAGTCTTGTATCCGACGACCAATTCGTAACACGTCAATCCAAGATTGGTTACTACGGTTCTCTTGAAGAAGGCCGTATGATCATCGACGACCGTGTGTTGCTTGGTCTTATCGTTTAATTTTAATTTAAAAATTAACGTTTCTTAAAAGGTCCACCTCAGGAAACTGGGGTGGATTTTTTATTTTATCAATTTACTATATATTAGTGTATAATCCTACAAGGAAAAAGGTATAAATTATGGCAAACAAAAAAACAACCACGAGCAAGTCTACTGCTTCTAAAAAAGCAACCGCAAAAAAGAAGCAAGTAAAGCTTGAAAGTCTTCAACAAACAAATGGAAAAAGTTATGAAGACCAAGTCGCTAAGGCACGCGAATTAGAAGATGTTCTGGGCATCTCGAAAATCAATCCATTCAAAACAAATGATAAAAGAATATTTGAAGATATGATTCAAGACATGAATCTCACGGATTTACAGGCATTCGCAGTTAAAGTTGGAGTGTTTCCAGCTGGCAATAAAACTGTTTTAAAAAACAAAATCAAGCGAGCATTTGATGCAAGTTTACATGGCAAGGGCAGCGTGCAAGTAATGGGCGAGCCAATGAAACTTGATCCAAACAATCCAAAGCACAAAGAAGTTATCGATTATTTAAAGGGCTAACATGGCGCACGACATTATTCCAGATACAAACTTAGGAAATCTCGCATTAACCATATACGATCAAGAGCTAGCGTTCGAAGATCATGGAGAGAATAGAGAGCGTGAGGTGGGTTTAATATCTGGATGGCTAGAGGGTCATTTGGGCGAGCTGAACACATTAATATATACTCAATTTAGTGGAAACAATCCTGCAGGCTTGAATATCGAAGAACAATCTATTCTAAAGGAATTATATATTAGTGAATATAATAGAAAAGCCCAACGGAATGTATTAAGGGGAATTGACGGCAGTAATGGAGGTTCAGATTTTCAGGTTATTCGAGAAGGAGACTCTATGATTCAAAAATCGAACAAAAATGTGACAGCAAAAAGCTATAGGGAAGCATATTTAGATTCGCAACAGCGCGTCAAGGAGCTTGTTTATGCATACAACCTATACGGAGCCAAGCCTAATCAAGTATACGGCGCTGACGCGCCTGCTACAGGACAAAATCCAAGCATCGATGGATATTATAATTAAAACAGTGTAATACATTATCATGAGCGAAATTTCAGAAAGCAATTCGAATCCAAACAAAATCATCAAGTCTCAACTTTTTCATATTTGGAAAAAGGCTAGAATCATGTACGAAATGGTAAAAGATGATACCGAATTGGAAGATTGGGTACGCAAGAGCGTAAATGAGGCATACGAAAGTATCGACAAAGCATTACAATATTCTGAGTACGAAAAAATGTTTCCAGCGCAAAAAGAAGAAGTCGAGTCAGACAAAGACAAAAACAATTATCTCAGCAATCAGGACAAACGTTATCCAACTCCTGCTGCACAAGAAAGTGGTGATCAATTTGTGACCCGTTGCATACTCGACGCGAACATGAAAAAACGTTATCCTGTACAAGGTGATCGTTTTGCGGCATGCATGTCAATATTCAATGACAAAAAAGATGACGCAAGCAAAGATTTGAACAACAATCCAGGAGAAAAGTTCGAGGATCCTATGCAAGTCAAGGAACCTGAACTTCCCGATCCTGTTAAGCCTCTTCTTCCGTAATTTCGTAATCAATCTCTTCTTTTCTAATAAAGAACTTGATACTTGAGTTTTCGGGCAGCTGTTTTCCGAGTATCAATGTACTCAGCTCATTTTCAATCAATTTTTGAATGATTCTTTTTATTGGGCGTGCGCCCATTTTTTCTTTGGCTGCTTTTTCTGCAATGTAAGTTAAAAACTTTTGAGTAACAGATAATTTTATTTTTTTGTCTATCAATTTTTCTGATACTTTTGATATTTCTAGCTTTACTATTTTTGATAGTTGCTCTAGATTAAAGTCATTGAATAATACTATTTCATTGAGTCGATTGAGAAATTCTGGTTTGAAGAATGTTTTCAGCTCGGTTTTTAATTTGTCTCGAGCAATTTCTTGACTGTTGCTTTGTCCAAATCCAATGTTTGGCTTGGCCGCTTTTTCGCTACCTATATTACCAGTTAGTATAATTATGCAGTTATTGAAGTGAACTTTGCGTCCCGAGTTGTCGGTTACAACACCCTCTTCCATGATCTGCAAAAGAATGTTGAGCACATCAGGATGAGCCTTCTCCACTTCATCAAACAATACAACACTATAAGGATTTCGGCGAACTCGCTCTGTGAGCTCTCCACCTTCTTCGTATCCTACATATCCTGGCGCAGCGCCAACCAATCGAGTTGCGGCGATCTTTTCGCTGTATTCGCTCATGTCAATTTGTATCAATGCGCTCTTGCTGCCATATATAAATTCTGCAATGCATTTCGCGGTATATGTCTTGCCTGTACCACTTGCGCCAACAAGAAGAAAGCTTCCCACGGGCTTGTTCGCATCCTGTAGTCCTGATTTGGATCGTAAAATAGATTCAGAGATTTCTTGTAGAGCTTGTTTTTGACCAATAATTCTGCGATTTAAATTTTTAAACAATCCAAGCATTTTTTCACTATCTTTTTTGCTCATGTCTTTGACGGGAACTCCTGTTCTGGAACTGAGAACCTGAAAAATGTCTTGAGGCTTGACAGCAATGCGTTTTTTCATTGTTTTGTTCGCCCATTCAGTTATGATTGAATCATATTTTTCAAGCAAATCTAATTGTTCATCTTCTATTTCATCATATGAATATCCAACCGATTGAAGTTTTGATTCTTTTAATGCTAGTTGTTCAAGTTGATGTTCAATATCTTTTGCGGCTTGAGGTCGTTCGATGTTTTTTATTTTTACTTTTGATCCTGCTTGATCCATGATATCAATTGCTTTGTCAGGAAATTGTTTGTCGAGAATATATTTTGCAGACAATTCAACAATCAAATCTAATGTTTCTTGTGGATAATGAATGCTGTGAAAACTTTCGTATTTATCTTTTACTCCTTCGAGAATTTGTCGTGTTTCATCTTTTGTTGGCTCAATAACCTTTACCGATTGAAAGCGCCGATCAAGAGCTCCGTCTTTTAAGATTGATTTTTTGTATTCGTTTTGAGTTGTTGCGCCGATGCATTTTAGCTCTCCTCTTGCCAACAAGGGCTTGAGAAGATTTGCTGCATCCATACTACCTTCTGCGCTGCCTGCCCCAACAAGCGTGTGAATTTCATCAACAAACAATATAATATCTTTGTTTTTTCGCGCCTCTTCAATTATTCCTTTCAATCGCTCTTCAAATTGTCCGCGATATTTTGTGCCTGCAATCAATGATCCAAGATCCAAAGAGTATATAACTTTGGACAAAAGAAAGTCAGAGCTTGTACCCTTAACAATGCTTTGAGCTAATCCTTCAACAATCGCAGTTTTTCCAACTCCAGGTTCACCAAGAAGTACAGGGTTGTTTTTTGTGCGACGACAAAGAATTTCTGATACATCATATATTTCACTTTCTTTGCCAATAATATTATCAAATTTTCCTTGTTTTGCTAGTTCATTTAAATTGGTTGCAAATTTTTCTAAATTTTTGTTTTTTGATTCTTTGGCTGTTTGTGCGTTTTTCTTTATAAATTTTATGCGATCTTGCTTTGGGGGAGTTTGTTCTTTTGATATATGAAGATATTCTCTGACCTCTGCTATGATGTCATCTTCTGATGCATTGAATTGATCGAAAAAGCTTGGAATACTTGAGTGTTCATATTTGAGAAGAGCAAGAAGCATATGCTCAACTCCTACATATTCGTGTCCAAGTTTATCACTGATACTGGCAGAAACTTTCAATACAAGATGAAAATGTTCATCATATTCTGAGTGAAAATCTTCAGGAATAAATGCTTGAGTTTTATCATTATCTACTATATAAAATGTTTTTTCAATCTCTTGTTTGAGTATCTCTTGATCAATCTGCAACAAAAATAATATTTCACTCAATATTCCTGCATTCAAATTCACCATGCCATAAAACAAATGTTCAAGACTAATAAATTCGTTGCCGAATTTTGTGGCTACTCTTTTGGCTTCGCTTATTGCTTGTTGCGCACGCGGCGTAAAGTTAGGTTTGGGCGTCATCTTCATACAATTACACGCTAAATTACTTAACGTCAGACATTTTCATGTAGATCTTTTCGTTCATTATATTCAACGAATCAAGAAAAACAATGTCCTCACCTTTGCGCCCATATGCTACTATTATACTCTTTTTTACAGGAGTTTTCTTGTCAGACTCAAAATATCTATCGTAAAAGTTTCCGCGGCGAGAATTTAAAAGCATTGCATCGTATCTTCCATATTCATCTGCTATACTCAATTTCATATATTTGTTGCCGTTTCTTGAGGTTCTCTTGATGCAATCTTCGACAACTCCAATGAATTTCCCTTTGTCATCCGCATCCATAGCGGTCAAGTCGCGCGAGTCTAATAAAGAATTGTAACTATCAACAAAGCATGTTTTGAGATTAGAGCTGTGACTGTATCCGAGAAGTTCTGTTTCAAAATACCAATTTGCAAATGTTTCATATTGTTTATTTTTATCATAAATTGATTTATAAACATCATATTTTTTCTTGAATGTTTTGAATCTTGATTCTTTCATCAACGGTTTACCATCATCTCCTACAAGTTCACCTTTTTTTGCATCAGCTATGCAGTTGAGTAATTTGTATTCATATTTTTCGCCAAGAAGTATAAAGTTGCGTTTTTCACGATCTGTTAATTGATTGAATGCTTGAGCTTCAAGAACCATGAGCGATCGATTTGATCCTTTACTCTCGAGCGCTCCCGCTTGAATCAAGGAACTCAAAATTCCAATATTCAAACCTGCTTGTTTGGCGGCAAGAAAGATGTCGTATTTAGTTGGCGTATCGCTTGAACGAAAATCTTTTAATGATTGTAGCGATTTTTCACTAACACCTTTTATGCTATTCAATCCAAAGCGTATGTCGTTTCCTTCGATTGCAAAGTCCATACTTGATTTGGCAAGGTCCGGAGAAAGTAATTTGATATTAAAATGCGATAATTCTTTACTAATTCTAGATATTTCTTCTTGTGGGGCAGGTTCATATTTGGTCATTTTCAGCAAAGAAAGAAAGAATTGCTGTGGATGATTAAACTTTAGATATGTTGTCCATGCGGCCAGAACCGAATAACTGAGAGAGTGTGATTTATTAAATGAATAGTTTGCACTATCTTCCGCAACACTCCATAAAATCGTTCCAATGTCTGGAGACAATCCTTTGTCGCTTACTATCTTTTCAATCTTAGCTTTCCATGCAGGCATTTGGTCAACCTTTTTCTTGCCAACAATTCGACGAAGCTGTTCAGATTCATCGAGCGTGAATCCAACTTTTACCGCCATTTGCATCAACTGCTCTTGATACAGGGGAATTCCTCCTGTATACTCTAACACATCTGTAAAAAATTCATGAATCACTTGAGCTTCATTGGTTTCTACATATGTTGCATAATCTCCAAGAAACTCAAGCGCTCCTGGTCGCCCAATGGCTATCACCGCACTAAGCTGCTCGAGGCTCTCAGGCTTGATTTTCTTGCACACACGATAGTTGGTGTCAGATTCTAATTGAAAGAGCCCGTGGGGTGCTCGTAGAGCCTGCAATGGTTTGAAGATTTTTGGGTTGTGCAAATCAATTTCATTGCAATCAATTCCAAGGCTTTTGCAGACATCATAAATAACACTGAGAGTACGCAATCCAAGAATATCAAATTTAACCATCAATTCAGATACCCAATTCATGTCATAACCTGTAACCAAGGCTCCATCGTTCGACTTCTGAACAGGACACATTTCTGTCATAGTATCAAAAGAGATCGCGATTCCACTGGGATGAACTCCTGTGTTCTTGTTGAGACCTTCCAACTTGAGGGCAATATTAAAAGACTCTCCATTTTCTGCAGCCCAATCTGTAAATTTTTCACTTTCTTCAATGGCTGTCTTGAGAGGCACAACCACTCCAAATCGTTTTGGAATGGTGTCACTAACTTCATTAACTTGTTGCTCGGTCAGTTCTCCAACAATCTTTCCGCATTCTTTAACACACAGCTTGCCGCTTAATGTGTTCAATGTAAGGATTTTTGCTGTTCTTGAGGGATGCTTGCGCTCAATATAATCAATAACTTCTGCGCGTCTTTCATAAGCAATGTCATTATCAACATCAGCCAACAAGCTACCATCAAGATAAGTGATTCCATTCTTTTCAGTCTTTTTTGCGCGGCTTTTTGAAACAAATCGCTCAAAAAACAAGTTGTATTCAACTGGATCAACATTGGTTACTCCAATAAGATACAAAACCAAAGATCCTGCTGCAGATCCTCTTCCTGGACCAGTTGGAATATCATTTTCATGACAAAAATTAAGTATATCCCAGTTCAATAGTATATAATCAATGAATCCTAGTTCATCTAATATTTTTAATTCTGATTTTGCGCGATCAAAGTATTCTTTTTTATTGTCAAATTTATCGATGCCGCGATCACGCACTCCTTTATGACATAGTTTGCGAAGAAAGTCAAAGTTGGATATGTCTGGAGATGCTTCCAGCATTTTATAATACTTGTCTTCGATTTTAATATTTGGAAGGCGCACTCCTGGAGGAATGCAATCTTCGTAGTTTGTAAATTGTTTTGTAAATTCGCTCATACTTCTATTTCCCAGATCATTTTTTTAAACACCTCAAAATTAACGTTGATGTCATACAAGGCATCATGTAGCTTTTTCTCGTCAAAGTCTACATCAAAATCTTTGCAGCACTGTTTTAAATTGCAGCTTAACCCTCTTTCTATTAGATGGTTGAGGCGATATTGCCAAGCAAGAAAGTCGTCATCCTTATCTAAACGAATACGCTTTTTCAAGGCCTTTGCCAAGCACAAAGTATCAACAAGATGCTCTGTATAACTATAATCGGATTGCGCTTTAGGGTCCACCAATTTACGATGCATATTGTGCATGTAAACATCAAACCCCAAAAGATTGTGTCCGACTTTAAGATACGAATCGTCGTACAAATACTTTTCAAGATGTTCCAATGCCGCTTTCGGACAAGATGCTTTCTTTTTATACTTAGCTTCTGTGAAGCCAGTAATTTTCGCAGCTTCTGGAGACACTTTTAAGTCATCCCATTTGAGCCAATAATCTTTTGATTCAATAACTTTATTGTTCTTTATCACAAGAAATGCTAATTGCCAAGGTTTGTTGTTTGCGGTTAGGTTGAGATTACAGGTTTCGTAATCGAAGACCAGATAATTTTTATTCTTTTGAAATCTAAGCAGTGATTCTTTCATTATTCTCCTTCCAGCTTTCGAAGCAAAACTCATTGCTACCGAAGTGATCTAAATTTGGTTTACTTAATGTTTTGTTTCCAAATGTTCTACCTGTAATACATTTGTATGTTTGTAGTGCAGTTACATCTGATTTGTTTTTATAATATATGCTTTTTGTATATTCCACTTTATTGTTGTTTTTAGAGGCGTAGTTTTTTACTTTTTGTTCTAGGAAATTGTCGAAAGGTAAGCCATTTTGCTCGATAAAGAATGTTGGATTGGTAAATCCAAAACTTGGTGTGCAGTTTGCGAACTTCATAAGGTTGTTATAAATGAAGCTGTCATAGAAAGGTATTGCCAAAACAAGATGATCATCATTCCAATGTTTCTTGAGGACTTTGTGATCTACGCAATTGTGGTGTTCGGTGAATGCTTCACTATATATTGTGTTTAGCAGTTTGCATCCTTCGGCATCTCGCGCAAACAATATAATTTTGTGTGAACTCTTTACAGATTCTTCTTTTGGATCGATGCTTGCATTCTCTCGCATATCAATGCGTAATCCGAAGATTAATTTTAAATTTAAATTGTCAGCGTTCTTTTTTGCTTGCAGAAATCCCGTGAGAGAATCTTCAACCAAAACAACTTCTTTTAATTTATTTTCTACAGCAATGCTAAAAACACTATCCGATCCACCTTCTTTGTGTGTAATTGGATCATCCAGAGTTAATATACTTTTGCCGATTGAATAGTGGCTTTTAAATAAA